TTAGCAACATCTTCAGGCTTCTCAGCAAGATAACCTGCACCAAGTTTAAACAAACTCTCAGCACCAGTTTGTAATGGTTTAAATGCCTGTTGTGCGCCTTCTGCTTGTTGAATACCAGTTTCAGCTAGTTTGACAAACCTATCTTGAGCCGCTTTAGCTTCAGGACTTAGCGTATATCCTGCGCTTGTTAATCGACCTGTTAGTGGATCGACAACAAACTGAGATGAGCCAAACCTAGTGGTCATTCCAATAGGTCTAAACTGAGCACCCGCTTTAGCTGCAGCAGTCTCGGTATCAATCATTCCTTGTGCTTTGACAGCCGCTTCTTTAGAGGTCTGTTGTTGGAGAAGACCTGCCGCAGTTTGCGCTGTTGAAGTAAACAGTTGAGCGTACTGTGCCGCAGTTAATCCTAGCTTTGCCGCATTAGCAAGTTCTGTTGCAGTTAGAGTTGTAGCCGCAGTATTTGCTAAAGTAGTTCCTGCCGTATTAGCCAAGGTAGAACCCGCTGTGTTGGCAACAGTAGAACCAGCCGTATTCGCTACAGTTGATCCTGCCGTATTAGCTAAAGTTGAACCAGCAGTAGTTGTTAATAATCCTGTAGAAGAACCACCACCAACAGCTAAGTCTGTAGCTGTTAAGGAGGCAATCTCAGCCGCAGTTAAACCAGTAGTTCCAACAGTAGCCGCACTACCTGCTACACCCGCAGTACCCAACAATCCACTCGCAGCCACACCACCAATAGCCGCCAAAACTACAGGATCTTTAAGCATATCTACTATGCCACCAAGGAATGAAAGTTCTTTTTTAGTTTTCAGCGTTTGTTGAAATGTACCATCAGCACCATATTGCTTCATTTCTGTACCAACAGGAGCTTTGTAATTAGGATCTCCGTTGGTTTTAGATGTAAAGAATGTCTCAAGAGCACCAACTTGATTATCTTCACCCGATTGCATATATTGGTATTGCGGAACAATAACCATATCACCAAGAGTTAACGATGACCCATTGGGAATGGTTGCCGCAATCCTAGAAAGAATAGCGCCCTCAGACAACCCAACAGCACTTGCCATTTGTGCAGGTGTAATTGAGAACTGCTTCATAGCGTCCACAATTTGAGGATCTGTTAAGCCAGGGTTAGCTAACAAATAATCAATAATCTGTTGATTTGTAAAAGCCATGATGTTTACTCCGCTTCTTTAGGAACTTGCGCTTCAGCCTGTTCTTTAATCTTCAAAATTAAAGGCCAAACGCCTGACTTGCTTGGTAACTCACCAAGAGTCTGCAATACAAAGTTAATCTCGTTAACGTCTAGTTCTAGCTTCATGCTTGACTCCAAGGTGTGCCAGAAGCCGTTACTGGTGCTTTCTGCAAAGCAATCTGAGCAGCCAGAGCATCTTCTGTTGCTTGTTTATCAACCGATTCCCATACCCAATTTAAAACCTCTGCTTCAGTTACTGAGGCATAGGGAATAGTGGGTGTTCCTGCTTGCCAAGATGCTGTGGAGTAGATAGAAGCCGTATAGTCTCCATCAACCGCAGTTGCAGTCCAGTGTGCACAGGAAATGAAACCATCAGAAGTTTGATAGTCAGTTTGAGTAATTTTCCATGTAGTCATGTTAGTCCTTAAAGATTAGCGGCATCAAGTCGTGCCTTGAGTGATTGGATTAGGGCTTGTTGTTCTTGAATAGCAGCAGTCAAAGTGGCAACCAAGAATGATGTGTCGATGCCTTGATATTGTGGATTGCCTTCAGCATCTACGGCATCTTTTTCACCAGTTACGCACTCAGGCACAACCTCTGCAAGCTCGTGAGCAATAAAGCCTTGACCATCAGAGTTGTCAGCATTCCACTTGTAAGTTACTGGCTTTAGTTGAGCAATCTTAGCCAATGCGCCTGTCATTGGGGTAATGGTGTTTTTCAGGCGGTAGTCGGATGAGGTGTTGTAGGCTGTTGCGCTTGTGGTAACAGAGATTGTTCCAACTTGATTTCCAGCACGATAAAATCCAACAACAGCACCATCACTAGTTGTTCTGTTTACAAATAAAGTTGTTCCTGATGATGATGCGCCAATAGTACCAGCCGCATTTATGTTTACACCAGTTGCAGAAGCAAAACTATAAATACCTATATTTGTAGTCCCCACCAGCAAGTTACCATCAGAATCAAATCTTCCAGCTTCAAAATACGAAGATACGCTAGATACCTTAAATGCAAGTGAAGAAACGCTACCAATTCTACGAGCACCAATGGTTTGTAAACTACCAGATGAGCCGTCAATTCTGACCGAGCCTGTTGATTCTATGCCTACAATAAATTCACCAGTTGATGCAAATCTGCCTCGTTCTGTGTCGCTAGTTTCAAAAGCCATGAAACCCGCTTCTTTATTGGTAATGTAAAGGTCATTTCCAGTTGCTAGAAGTCGAGAGCCGTTTGAGCCTGTTCCAGTTGTTGTGTTTTGTAAAGCAATTTGGGCGGATGTGGCAGAGGGGTTGTACACAGTCAGCATTGCATTTGAAGCAGCGGCTGTTGTTGTCCCAATCTGAAGTAGCCCACTTGCATCCAGAATCATCGCCTGAGTAAAGGAGATAGTGTTTCCTGCTGTGCCTGATGGGGCTATGAACCAAGAATGAACGCTTTCGTTTTGCTGATAAAACGAAGCAAACCCGTTCCCTAGATATATATCGGTTCCGCTTGAGTTCTTATAAAGATTTGCGCCCAAGTACGCTCGTTTAGTGCCATCGTTTCTGCCACCAACAAAGGCGTGTCCAATTTGCGCAACGACTTCAGTGCTTCTCCAAGCACTTGGTGTAACTCCCACACCCAAATTAGTCCCATCAAAAGTAAGCGCAGAACCACTTGTCAGAACCTTTGAACCATTGAGATAGGTTACTCCGTTGGCTGTGCCTCCTGAGAGGGTTACAGAACCTGAAGCAGAGATGTCTGTCAAACCAGAGATAGCACCTGTATCACTCAAGATTCCAACAGAGTTCTGAAGCAACTTACCTGTGGTTGTGTCAAAACGGGCTAAAGCGTTGTCTGTAGAAGATGCAGGGCCAACAACATCGCCTGATCCACCGCCACCAGAAGCGGCAATAGTGATTGTTCCATTGCCATTGGTAATCGTAATGCCTGTACCCTGAGTCAATGTCGCTTTGGTTAAAGTGTTACCAGTAGAGTTACCAATTAACAGTTGACCATCTGTGTAGCTTGTCTGACCTGTACCACCATTAGCGACAGGAAGAGTTCCCGTTACACCAGTAGACAAAGGCAAACCAGTTAAGTTGGTAGCAGTGCCGCCAGATGGAGTACCCAAAGCACCGCCATTGACCACAACTGCACCAGAAGAGCCTGTATTGACCGCTAGAGCCGTTGCTACGCCAGTACCTAGACCTGACACACCAGTAGAGATTGGAAGCCCTGTAGCGTTCGTTAAAGTTGCGCTAGTAGGTGTTCCAAGGATAGGAGTCACCAAAGTAGGTGATGTAGCAAATACTGCTGATCCTGATCCTGTTTCATCTGTCAAAGCACCCGCAAGGTTAGAGGAGCTAAATGAACCTAAAGATGTTGCATTGCCAACAGAAGTGACTGCACCTGTTAAGTTAGCGTTAGTTGTTACGTTACCTGCTGTTAAACCAGAGGCAGTACCCGTGATGTTTGTGCCAACCAAAGCAGATGGAGTGCCTAGAGCAGGAGTTACCAAGGTTGGGCTATTGGCAAACACCAAAGCACCACTACCTGTTTCGTCTGTTACGGCAGAAGCTAGATTGGCAGATGATGGAGTACCCAAGAAAGTAGCTACACCACTACCCAAACCACTTACACCAGTTGAGATGGGCAATCCTGTTAGGTTAGTTGCCGTACCAGAAGCAGGAGTTCCCAATGCGGGAGTAACCAAAGTAGGACTGTTTGACAGAACAACAGAGCCTGTACCAGTAGAAGAAGTTACACCAGTACCACCATTTGCAACAGGCAAAGTGCCAGTAATGTCAGCAGTGGAAAGGCTTACTGCATCCCATGTAGCGTTAGTGCCATCAGTTTGGAGATACTTGTTTGCGTTACCTGTTTGGGTAGGCAAAAGGTTATTCAGGGCAGCAGTAGCCGTAGAAGCACCTGTACCGCCATCAGCAACCGCTAAATCAGTAATACCAGTAATTGAACCACCAGTAATATTGGCAGAAGCATTGTCTGTTTTAGTCGCAACAGCAGTCTGAATATTGTTAAATTCAGTATCAATCTCAGCACCCTTAACAATCTTTAGAGGATTGCCAGGAGACAGATTGTCTTTAGTAGCGAAATTGGTTGATTTTGTGTAATTAGACATGGTTTACCTCTTACCCTATTTTGCCATCTTTGGCTTGAATTTCAATCTTTTGCAAAGAAAATGAAGAGTTGTTAATGGTTGTTTCATAACCAGTTTGAACAATCTTTCCAGCGCCTGAAGCATTAGCGGTCAAAGTTTTAATCGGAACGCCACTTGTGTATTCAGCAATGTTGTATTCAGCAATACCATATTCATAGCTAACTTGTGTAGGAATATAGATGTTCTCTGATTGATAAGCACCAGAATAATCAAAGCCCCACTTGATCGTTAAAAACTGATTAGAACCACCAATAACGATGGCTGTAATATTTTTAAGGATGGAAATCTGATTAGGGTTTCCCAAGTCAGCATTGTTTGTATAGTACGCAAAACGATAAGTTGCATCGTAATCTAGGTAAGTTCCATACTTACCAATGTACCCATTCTTACCAATGTACAAATCGCCATTACGCAAAGAACGCAAGGCAGTAGGAGCAATTGAGTCCCATTTCGTTACACGGGAAGCCCCATCTTGCAATGATTGCTTGGTATCGAAGCAGTAAACTTGGAAAGTAGCGGGTAGAACAAGCAGATAAAAGGCTTCTTTTTCTGAGTAAACAGACTTCAGATTAGCCAATGTTTCGCTTGCCAATGATGAATTTAGGTCAAAACGAACATTCTTAGACAAGTCTCGCAATGGTGCAGACTTCTCTTGAATTGTCCTCATCAGTGAACGAACACCTGAGTCTGACAAGAAAATAACATCAGAACCAACGCTTTGAATCGTATCTCTAGCAATACATCCTATAGAGCCAATTGTGTCGCTCAGAACCAAAGATGCGGGTGTTGAAGCACCAGAATAGACAAGAATCTGCCGTTTACCAAAGATAAACAAGAAATCATTGTGAGCAGCCAAGCCCATCACTTCATCCGCACCATTAGGCCACACACGAGAAACATCTAAATTCCCCGAAGTGCCACCACCCCATACATGACCTGCAATCAGATCAGAAAAGGTAACAGTTACTTTATCTGTAGATGTATTAGCCACCCACAAGCGACCAAAAGCTGAAATAGCAATGTTGGCTTGCGGAACAGTAGCCACATAACCCGACTTCTCAGAAACTCTGCGATAAGTAGTTGTACTTATTGCGGGGTCATAAATCAGAGGATCGTGACCTGTTTGGAAGAAATATGCAATCCCATTTAAGGATGCAGTTTGCCAGTTAGATGCAGTAATAGTAGGAGCAGTACCACCACCACCATAGGTCAACTCAGTCACCGCATTAGCAGTACCAAGTTTGAATATCTTGTTGTTGCCAGCAAACAGAACTGTAAGAGTTCCGTCAGTCTGGACTAATTCATGGATTACACCAACGTCATTAGCACCTAGATTGCCAGAGGAGGAGTTAACCCTTGACCAACCTTTTCTAGCACCTATACGACCATACTGATCCAAGATGCAATTAGTCGCAACCAAAGCAAAGCCAGCCGTCAAATCAAGGGGAGAATCTTCAGTATTCAGGCCATAAAAGCCTGGTGCTGAGAGACTGTAACTTTGGAGTTGTGCTGCCATTAGACCGCCACAAAGTTGTCTTCAGGATAACGAGTGGACTCCAATGCAATGGCATCAGAGAGCATTCCTCTAAACAAGGCATAAGCCTCAGAAGAGTTTGTTCCACCATCTTCACCACGCTCAATCAAAGCACGAGCATAGGCACTTTGAGTTACCAAGTAATCAAGAACTTTTACAGATGTTGAATCGGAACTTAGATTTGCTTGTGGGATAGTTACATCAAACTTCAATGTATATACGCCATCAGGAACAGGAAACAAGTCAACCTTTGTGTCACCACTACCATCTACGCCACTAAAGCAAAACTCGCTAGGAATAGACTGTGAAGGTGTACCAAAGTTGAGCTTGCGGTTCATGTCCGCAACAGTGGTGTTATCTAAAGTAATAACGCTTGTGGTGTTAATAGCGTCATTTATACGAAACTTCTGACCCGCACCCGTCAAAGCATAAGAACTTGTACCAGAAGTAGTAGTAACTGTAATCGTTTGTCCTAAGACATTCCAATTATAGGAATCTTCAATCTGACGCTTGGCATCATTAACAAACTTGCCAATCAAAGAAGAATAGGTTGTTTCGCCAACAGTAGATACTGTGCTTTCACGCAAGCGAACCAACACATCGTTAACAAGTTCTAAGTAGGTCATGTTCGTTGCGCTCCTGAAACTTCAAATGTGGCAATAAAACTGAATGTACTTGCACTTTGAGTAGTAATTTGAATTCTATCGCCTTCTTCTAAAACGATATAAGCATTGCCATCAAACTGAAGGTATAGTTTTGAAGTAAAGTCGTATTCAGTGAGAATATCTAGTGTTGTCGCAGTACTTGCGTCATACCATTGAACAGTAATGTGCTTAGTAGAGCCACCAGTGTTGTGAATGTACATCACAGTAAACTTGGCGTAGTAACCCGTAGGAACTGTATAAACAGTTGTCAGCGTATTGGCTGTTGGGTTAATTCCGACAGATACTGGCCTCATTTACTATTCCTCTTAGAGATCGCTTTAGCTTTAGCTTTAGCGTCTTCCTTGGACGTTGCGCCCCAAGCTCTAAGAGAAAGTAAAAGTCGGGTAGGCTTTCCATCTTTCATCTCAGCGCCAGGCATATTGCCCATTCGTGCTAAAAAGGATGCCCTACGAGGGTTATCTCCCGACTTGACTGGTGGTTTTAAATTGCCACCTGTTTCTGCATTATACGATGCTCTGCCTTTAGCATTCAAGCCCCCTGAAGCAGATTTTCCTTCTTTTCTTTGCCAAGCAGGAGTTTTCATTTCTTCTTTGCGGTCTTAGCCGCAGCCTTAAATGCCGCCTCAGTAGGAGCACCTTTAGAGCCAACCTTACGCATCTTTTCCTTAGAACCCGCTTTGATGCGTTCTTGTTTGGCATTGATGTTAGCGTATAGACCTTGTTTCATATTAGTACAAAACCTTGGCTGTGATAGTTCCAGATGTATAGGCTGTGCAGTTTGCTCGCAAATACTTAGGTGCATTGGCAATAGTAACAATGCCATCAGCAGTTAATGCTGTGCCAATGGTTGCGTATGTTGTGCCATCCAAACTACCTTGCAAAGCAACAGTAGCTGTTGTAATACCTGCAACTTGAAGGAATGCGGGTTGACCAGCATCGGCTTGAACTGCTTTGGATGCACCAGAAGCAGTAACGGCATTAAGAAGGGTAACGGGAGCAGTTAAAGAAGACAT